GGCGAGATACCATCCGAGGCGCGTCTTTCCTCCTCCGGCCGCACCGCCATACCCGACCTCAGTCGATTCTTTATCTTCCCACGCCTCCCATGCGTCAGTCTGCTTAGGCAGGAGATCAATCGTTGCGCTTTCCGCCATGAGCTTTTTGAATTATGACCGTCTTCAATGAACCGTCAGGATTCGAAACTTCGACCGACTGCGTAGACCGTCCGAAGGTACGGTCCTGAAGCGAATCAATCGCAGCGTTCTGCGGGTCCTTCACACATATATAGTAGTACGTCGCAGCCGGACCCTTATCGATCTCCGCCTCATCAACGAGGCCGAGGAGATACGCTTCGATTTCCCATAGAGCCTCGACGCGCTTCGGCGGCTTCGCGCGATAGCTCTTACCTCCCTTCGGTCCGATGATGGTCTCCTTCTCTATCTTGAACAGATAGAGATATCCGACAGCGAGAGACATCTGCGCGATAAAGAGCTGGTCCGCAGCCGTCATCGTCTTCTGACGCAACTGCTTCAGAACTTCCTCGCGTTCGAGCGTAGCTTGCGATTTAGTACCAGGCGGACGACCACCTTTCTTGCCGTTCTCACGCGCAGCCTGCTTCAACTTTTCAGAGGTTCTCGTCATAGTAGAAATTGGTTCAAAAACCTATATCCGAATTATGCAGGCACACGAGCATACTGTCGAATGAGTTTTACCGCTTCTCCATGCGACACGACAGAACCATATATAGGAGAAGCGAAATTCGCAGCGATCTTTATCAGGTAGCAGGCACGACGATTGCGGTCCGAGACCAACTCGCAGTACCGCTTGTATTGCACAGCGAATGCTTCAAGCTCCTGTTCCTTTCGGAACTTCGGGTCAGCGATGAACTTCTTCCACCATCGGTCAGGACCGAGCGCACCCTTTCCCATCTTCTCTTGCTGAAGCGAATGACACGCCTCATGCAGTCCGAATGGCTCATCGATATCCATGTCGCTCGGATTGAACAAGATACCGCCGAATGTGAATGCGATATCTTTGCGCTCCCGTACCGCAGGAAACGCTTTCGCAATCATCTCGTAATTAGGAGGAAGCTTCGGGAGTGTGATCATAAGTGAGCAAGCGTGCGATTACTTCGCACGCTTCTTCTTAGGCCAGCGTGCTGCGCTTGCCTTCTTTGTTATCGCCCTGCGCTGCTCGGGAGAGAGCTTCTCATACCGAGACTGAGCAATCTTCCTTTGAAGGGCTGACTTCTCCTCAGGAGTCATTGCTGCCCATCGCGCCTTTCGCGCCTCAGATCGTGTAGCCATAGAGCCACTATAGCACTATCCACACCTAGTATTAGATATAGGTGTGGACAATATGCGTACCTAGAATAGAATGAATGAGTACCCATAAATAATTACGAACATGAGCGCACGCACAATTATCAAGATTCAGCTAGCGGGACCTGAGGTAGAAGACCTCATCCCGACCCTTGAACAGATCGTCGCAGACCTGAAGGATGGTCTTCGCGAGAATGACAAGGAGGACGGCAACGTCTATCTGAAGTGGGAAGCAGCTCCCGAGGAGCCAGGCTTCACGATCACTCCTGGCCGGTATGTCTAAGGCAGTCGCCATCTACGAGAAGAAGGTATCCCCGCTTGCACAGGAAGCAGACGCGCTCGTCATCAAGTCTCCTGAAGACATGACGAGAGCAACCGAACTCCTGTCGAAGCTGAACAAGACGATGGATGGCGTCGAGGAGGAAGAGGACAAGATCGTCGGTCCTCTGAAGGCAACGATCAAGGTAGAGCAGGGACGATGGAAGCCATTCAAGGATGCGCTGAAGCCAGCCATCGATTCCCTTCGTAAGCGCATGGGCGCATACCAGCTCGCAGAGGATGAGAAGGCAGCAGCGAAGAAGGCGAAGATCGCAGAGCGCGTCGGTCCCGGCAAGGGCAAGCTGAAGCTAGAGACTGCGATCGAGCAGGCTGATGCTGTCGAAGGACCTGAGTCGAAGATCAAGACGAACGATGGAAGCGTCGGCTTCCGTAAGGATCGCAAGTTCGAGGTCGTCGACATCACGAAGCTCCCGTGGGAATTCCTTCTCCCGAACGAGGTAGCTATCAGGAAAGAACTGAAAGACGGGCGAGAACTCCCCGGCGTCAGATATTTCGACGAGATGGTTCCGATCAACAAGAGATAGTTTTTGCAGAAAAAGCCCCCGAAAGGGGGTTTTTTCGTATAGAGGTAGGCAACTTCGAGGGGGTAGGCAACCGAGGTAGGCAACTTGAATATGGCTTTGATAAGCCACGGAAAGGGGGGCTTGCCTAGCTTGCCTACCCTTGCCTACCTTTTCCCTTATATACCCCCCAGCCCTCCACTAGCCCCCTCCTCCCCTATTATTTCTAGTCTCTCTATCACTTATATAGAAATAGGTAGGCAAGGTAGGCAACATAGGCAACCACCGCACAGATAGGCCGTAGAATAGGTTGCCTACCTTGCCTAGGTTGCATAGCAACGAGTTTCCTCGTTGCTATGTTATCCACACCTAGAACGTATTCACTTCCGCTTCACAGATGTATAGTGAGCGTATGCGAAATCAGAAACGATGGGTTCTATGGAATGCTGAGAAATCCGGCGACCGTATGACTAAAATCCCGTACTCGATACGGGGGGCTAAGGCATCTTCGACCGACCCGTCTACCTGGTCCACATACAAGGAAGCGAAAGAGGCTTTGCGCGATAACGGCTTCGGCTCGGGCATCGGCATCGTCTTCACTCCCGATCAGACATTACTCGGTATCGATATAGACCATGTACTCGAAGATTCCAAAATCAAGCATGAGAAGGGCGACGCGATTAAATCGCTCATCAAGGAGGCGAAGACGTATACAGAAATCTCTCCGTCAGGGACTGGACTTCATCTCTACCTCGCTATCTCAGATGGACCTCTCGAACTTGAAGCCAACCGACACGCTCCTTTTGAAGCCTATACCTCTGGTCGTTTCTTTACCTGGTCCGAAGTTTGTTTTGGTCCCAAGAAACCTATTCGCACGGTTGACCAAGCTGAAGCCCTTCGACTTCTAGGTATCATTGGCTACCCCTGGGCCAAAGCAGAACCGACCGGCCCGGCCGTCTCGGTCATCGAGCTGGGTAAATCCCTGCTCGACGACGCCGACATCCTGAAGCGCATGTTCGATTCGAAGAACGGCGCAGACATCAAGAAGCTGTACCAAGGAGACGCATCGGCGTATCTGAATGATAAAGGCAAGCCGAACCTATCGAGTGCCGACGCTGCGCTCCTCGCGCACCTCGCCTTTTGGACCCGCCATGACAAGGAGCAGATGGACCGCATATGGCTCGCTTCCCCCTTGGGCCAGCGCGAGAAGACACAGGGGCGAATCGATTACCGCGTCCGCTCGATCGCCGGAGCCATCAAGAATTGCAAGGACGTATACCGTACGCAGGAGGAGCGTATCAAGGAGGAGACCGGCATCGACTTCCTGTTCACGCTGAATGCGCAGAAGGATAAGGTCATCACGCAGAACACGGAGAACATCTCCCGCATCCTTCGTTTCCATCCGGTCTTCAAGGGACGTATCCGCTATGACGCGTTCACGAATACTATCGAATATCGTGAGGGAAGCGATGCATCGCTTCCCTGGCGTCCCTTCGAAGACAATGACGCCATCGCCATACAGACCGAGATCAGCATCCACTTCGAATTTTTTCAGAAGGTCGGCAAGGATATGGTCTTCGATGCGATCATACTCGTCGCGAAGGAGTGCACGCATGATTCCGCTATCGAGTTCGTAAAGGCTGTCGAGTGGGACCAGGAAGATCGTCTCGCTACCTGGCTCTGCAAGGTATACGGCGTCGAAGACAATGCGTATCATAGCGCGGTCGGTTCGAACTGGCTGAAGGGAATGGTCAAGCGCATCATGGAGCCGGGCTGCAAGTTCGACTACGTTATGGTTCTCGAAGGACCGCAGGGAGCGAAGAAGTCGACCTCCCTTTCCGTTCTCGCCAAGATGCCGAACGGGAAGAACGGCCACGTCGAGACGACGATGGGCGTCGACTCGAAGGACTTTTTCATGCAGATGTTCGGGAAGTTCATAATGGAATTCTCCGAGGGAGAGACCCTGAGCCGTACCGAGATCAAGAAGCTGAAGGCCATCATCACGACGCAGGTCGACAAGCTGCGTCTGCCGTATGCGCGCATGTCGCTCGACGTGCCGCGCCGCTGCGCGTTCGCGATGACCACGAATCAGGACGAGTACCTGAAGGACGAGACCGGAAATCGCCGTTGGCTCCCGGTCCGGGTTGTAAGGGAAGAAGCGGATATCGAATGGCTCGAAACGAATCGCGACCAGCTCATCGCCGAAGCATGGGCCAGGCTTCAGGCCGGAGAGAGCGTGCATGAGTTCCCGAAGGATGAGACGGCCGCGCAGCAGGAGGCTCGTCGCGTCTCTGATCCGAACGAGGATCGCATCAGCGAATGGTACTTCGATGAGCATTTCATGACTGACCACAAGCGAGCGGAGGGCATCACGGCGCAGATGGCGTATCAGCAAGCATTGAACGGGAACTTCGGCGCGATGCGCAAGTTCGAGGAGATGGCGATCATCGATGTCTTCAAGCGCGTGCTGAAGCTGAAGAAAGTGCGGCGTCAGGTAGGCGGCACGCAAAGCTGGCGATGGATACCGGAGGGAAGCGTCGATCTACCTCTAGAACTTGAAGAAGCCGAAGACCCGTTCAGTGAAAAGAGCCTAAGCGAAATGGAAGTATGATCCCTACCCCCGAACAGATAGCGAAGTGGCGCGAGCGCGATTATTCATGGTCGCAGCACTCGTCCTTCAAATACAATCCTCGCGCATGGTTCGAGCGATACGTCCTCGGTCTCGACGAGAATCCGACGCCAGAGCTGATCTTCGGAAAGAAGTTCGCGGACTCCTGCGAGCTAGGCACTCCGCTCGCGCCGGTCCGCATGCTCTCGCGCATGGAGCAAGACTTCAAGGTTCCTTTCAATGGCTTTAAGCTCATCGGCTACGCCGACACGTTCTGCGATCAGACGATGCGCATCATAGGCGAGTACAAGACCGGCATGAAGGCATGGGACCAGAAGCGTGTCGACGAGCACGGGCAGCTCACGATGTACGCGCTGATGAATTACATCGCGAACGGCATCCGCCCGGAGGAAGTCGAATTCTATCTCGAATGGATTCCGACGATGCGCCAGTGGAAGGAGCGCGACGAGACCGGCTTCGACTATGAGATGGTCTTCCGCGATGATCCGGCAATCCCTGTGGTCTTCAGCACGAAGCGTTCGATGTCGGAGACTCTGGCCTTCGGCGGAGAGATCACGAAGGTGCGTAAGCAAATGGAAGAATATGTCGCGGGACAGAGCTGAGTATCAGCGCGAGTACCGCGCCAAGCATCGCAAGCAGTTGAACGCTTATAAGGCAGACTGGGCTCGTGCGGACCGTCAGAAGAAGAAGTTAGCGAAGGATGACTTATCCACACCTAGAAATTGACCGGATACGCACCTAGTATATACTAGGGAGAGAAGAAGGGAGTCGAGAAGGGGACCACGGTCCCCAGGCGAAAGCCAAGGGTTAGGAGATTACGATCTCCTCTCCTTCCCGGCTCCGTTCGAAAGTGCATTGAAACGACGGGAAGAAGAATGCCTGGACGTACAGGATGAGGGCGATGCCCCTGCCCAACGGTTTAAACGATTCTTCCCGTCATTCAGTGCATTTGCAAGTACGTTGAAAATTGAATAGGAGGTAAGGCACATATATTATGCGCAAACTTTCAGGCGAGCAAATCGCAAAAATTAAAACTCTACACCTTAAAGGAGAGAGCGAAAGAGCGATCGCAAAGGTCGTGGGATGTTCCCGAAGTGCGGTCTGGTATCAGATTCAGAAGTTCAGTGCGATAAGCGAACGAGCGCAAGCACGTCGCAATTAATAGCTCGATACTCCTATTCAGTTTTCAGCGCACCTGCTGAAGTACATTGAATGCTCGGAAGGATACAAGATGCTCCGAAACCATCCTGTCTCATTCCCGGCACTCAGCGCACTTGCTGAAAGTACATTGACGGGCGGCGTTCCCATGGGAGAACTGGAATTCTCGAAGGGCATGTCCTTGAAATCCCGCAGGCCGATATTAAAGAGCTTGCATGAGACACCTTCCGATAATGGAATTCTTATCGGAGCCGCCCGTCAGCGCACTTTAGTCGCTGAACATTACTCACGGTGCAACTACGCACAATTACGCAAAACCGCCGCAAGGCAAACACACATATGTCATTCGCACCTAAGGGTTATGAGGTCAAGACTGAAGCAGGAAGCTTCTTCAAGCTGAAGTCTGGCGAGAATAAGTTCCGCATCCTTACTGATGCGGTGGTCGGCAAAGTCGGCTGGAAGGACAACAAGCCTTTCCGTGTAGGAGGTGTCGACGCGGAGATTTCTCCGAAGGATGTCGACACGGACGAGAAGACCAAGCGTCCGAAGATCAACGATTTCATGGCGTTCATGGTCTACGATCACATCGAGGGCAAGGTCATGCTCGCCGAGTTCACGCAGGCATCGATCAAGAAGGGCATTCTCGCGCTCGCCGAGAATAAGGACTGGGGTCATCCGTCCGGCTACGACATCACAGTCGTGAAGACCGGAGACGGCCTCAACTCCAAGTACACGATCACGCCATCGCCTAAGAAGGCGCTGCCGAAGACGGTACAGGCTCAGGTCGATCTCGAAGAGGAGTTCTTCGACCTCGACAAGGCACTCGGCCTCGAAGACTAGTTCGCAGGTCAGTAGGAAGGGGGAAGGGATGCTTCCCTTCCCCCTCCCCATCGGGCCTATGAATAATAATTTCGAATCTATGGAGAAAGGAACACGGGTAAAGATATTGCCTGAGTCGCATCCGCACTATGACGAGTACGGTACGATGACCGGCGAGCAGAAGGACATCAAGCACGTCGGCGTAATGCACGCGCTGATGCTCGAAGAATGCGAACACGGAGTCGATATCGCTAACCCGATATACGTTCTTCTCTCGCAGATCGAGGCGGTATAATTACTTTCATATGATCGAGCTTCTATTCCTCATCAACGCCGTTCGCGCCACACCCCTCGTCGAGGACCCTGCGCTCTCGTACCGCGCGGAAGTGCGCGCAGAGCAGCTCTGTGATATCGGTCAGTGGTCGCATGCGAATGCATGGCTTTCGTTCGCAGGAACGGACTATAAGTACCTCGGCGAGAACCTCGCCCGGAACTTCAAGACCGATAAGGAGGCGCACGAAGCTCTCATGAAGTCGCCGACGCACATGGCGAATATCGTGAAGCCGCAGTACACGCATGTCGGCATCGGCAAGGCCGATTGCGGCATAACCGTCGAGCTTTTCGGAGGCATATGATCTGGTCCCGCCTGAAGAATAATTGCTGCCCTGGGTGCGCATCACTTCTTCAGATGGGCGATTCATTACTGACCCCTTTCTTCAATTGTTCAAATGTACGATGTGTAGCGAATGACGGAAAGCCATTCCTCATAACAGAGGAACGCTTCAACGAGATCATCGAAGATATGTACCGACCCAAGGAACGACAGTCGCGTGAGTACGACAATATGTCGGCCCTGAACAATCTCGGGCATGAGGTACGCTCCGAAGACTTTAGCGATAAGCAACCTGTATGAAAATCTTTGCTATTTCAGATACGCATTTCAATCACGCTATGCTCGTCGAGAAGGGCTATCGTCCTGCCGACTTCATAGAGCAGATTTGCACGAATCTTGAACGAGCATCTGGCGACCTCCTCATCCATTGTGGCGACTTCGCTATCGGAGGAGATGAGGTGGCGATGCAGGCTTTCAAGCTTGCTTCTCGAAACTTCAAGAAGCGTATCCTTGTCCGAGGGAATCATGACGGCAAGTCCGATGCCTGGTACGTCGACCGAGGCTTCGACTTCGTGTGCGACGGATTCGTGAATAAGTATTTCGGCAAGACCGTTCTGTTCACGCATATCCCTCGCGAAAGGACTGAAGGATTCGATCACAACATTCACGGACACCTTCATGGGAATCAGCATCGTCTCGAAGGAGCGTTAGCTGAGATGTACGAGCCTGGCTATCACATCGACCTTGCACCGGAAATACGAAATTACGGTCCTGTCGATATATCGAAACTCATATGATGAAATACCTCTACCGTATCCGCATGGCTCTCGCGCTCCTGAAGCGCGGCGGCTGCGTCGTCTTCGGCGAGAACCTTCCAGGCGGCGGCTATCGCACTTGGTCCATGACTGACGACCGCTTTAATCCGACACGCGTTGCATGAAGTGCGACGGCAGCGAAGGATGGTGCGTAGCACATGCCCGGAATCATAGAGCGGGATTCGGCCGGAACAAGAAGACGAAGACATCATGGAAGTTCGCTGACATCGCGCCGCATCAGCACGCCTTCGCGACGACCTCGCGACCGTATGAGGGATGCTTCCACGGCACAGGAACCGGCAAGACCCGTACCTGCCTACTGACCGTCAAGGAACACGACGGCAGCATTCTCATCGTCGCGCCGAAGACCACGGTGCAGAAGAAACAATGGGAGTATGAGGCCAGCGTACTCGGCCTAAAGCCCCCTACTGTGATCTCCTACGAGACCTTCCGTCGCGACTATACGAAGCTCCCGAAGTTCAAGGCAGTCATCGCAGACGAAGCGCACAGGCTGTTTGGAGTCATGCCTACTATGTGCAGGCGCAATAAGGAATGGGTTCCGAAGGCGTCGCAGATATTCGAAGCGATGCAATGGTATCTCGCGGAGCGACAGCCGGTTCGTTTCATTCCGGCCACAGCGACGCCGAACAAGACCCCGATGTCGATATGGGCAGCCGCGAAGCTACTCGGCCATGATTGGTCGTATAGGGACTTCCGCGACAACTTCTATCACAGGCTGCCGATGGACCGCATTGTGTACGCGCCGCATCGCGATCAGGCATCTATGGATGCGCTCGCCGAGAAGACGCGGGAGATCGGTCAGGTCCTTCGCCTTGCAGACATCAAGGACGTGCCGGTGCAGACCTATAAGACGGAATATCTACCCATCAATGCGCGTCAATCTGCCCTCCTGAAGACGCTCCCGGCGAAGTTCCCTGACCCGAGTGCGCTGCGCACGAAGAAGCATCAGATCGAGAACGGCATCCTATACGAGGATATCTTCGACGAGAAGACGAAGAAGGTCTCCCGCAAGGTGCTTTCATTTCCGAATGAGAAGGTCGACTATATCGTCGAACGCTCTATCGAGTTCCCGAAGATGATCGTCTTCGCGAACTATACGGAACAGGTCGATATCATCGCCGCCGCGCTAGAGAAGGAAGGGAAGCTGGTCTTCAAGATGACCGGCAAGACGAAGGATCGGAAGGCAGTCGAAACGGCGGCAGAAGCGGCCGAGAGCGCATACATCATCGCGCAGTCTTCCGTGTCGTCGGAATGGGAATTTAAGACCTGCCCGGTCGTAATATTCGCCTCCCTCTCGAATAAGAGCATCGACTATATCCAGGGCCAGGGACGGCCGCAGCGGTACGATGCGATCAAGCACAACCTGTATATCCATCTCATCGCGGACCATAAGGAGAGCGTCGACCGCCGCTGGTTCGAGACAATCATGAGCGGCCGCGACTTTAACGAAGCCCTCTATGACGGAAGAATGGCGTGATATACCGGGCTTCGAAGGCCATTATCAGGTCTCGAATCATGGCGAGGTGCGCAGCCTAGAGCGCACAGTGAAGGCTCCGGCAGGGCGCACGCGGCCGGTCGAAGCGAAGGTGCTGCGGCCGATGTCGAACCTATCGGGCTACGTCTTCGTGTTCCTGCGTCGGGATGGAGAGCGGCAAAAGTTCTATGTTCATCGTCTCGTCGCAATCGCCTTCATCGAGAATCCTGAAGGAAAGGAGATCGTGAATCACAAGGACTGCAACCGCTCGAACAATATCCTTTTGAATCTCGAATGGGCGACCGGCAGCGAGAACGTCCTGCACGGCATCGCGATGAAAAGGGAACGTGAGACCGTGGTCGTAATCGACTTACCAGATGAGATTAAGCCGGAAGACCTTCCTTGGTAATATGAAAAAATCTGAAGCATCGCAGCATACCGCAGTAGCCGCATGGATGCGGAACTTCCTGAAGAAGCATCATTCGGTCGCAGTCGAAGTGAAGCACACGCGCGGAAAGAATAGCCTTCCCTTCTCGGCCCTCGAAGTCCATCAGCGCGATGCGCTCATGGCGGTACACGGCACGGGCCTCGTCTTCAAGATTCCCGATGGCGGGTATCAGAAGCTCCCCTTCGACCTGTTCGGCATGGCTCGGAGCCTCTCCTTTGTGGCAGTCCGCTACCCGAAATTCATCGCGATCATCGATATACAGCGGTGGGTCCTAGAGGAGATGAAATCGGAACGGAAGTCGCTGACCGATGCTCGCGCCATCGAGATCGCGACCGACGTTATCGATTTCGGATAAATTTCTGCGGGTCGATTCCTTCTTTCAGCATCCGGTCCCATAGGGCCATCATCACGTTTACGTCTCCTCCTGCGGAGTGTGCTACGCCTTCCACATCGAGGTCGAGGGAATAGCGGAGTACCTGTAATTTGTGCGACTTTTCATTCGGGAACGCAGCCTTCGCCATCTCCTTCGTACAGATATAGTCGACGATATCGAGACCTTCGCGCTCTAGCACGCCGATGTCGAATATCGCTTCGTGCGCGACGAGGATGCCGCTTTCAATTTCTTTCTTCGTCTTCAGATACTTAGAGCTTCCCTGAAATGGTTCGAGATCGGCGACCATCTTGTTCGAGATGTGATTCACAGCCGAAGCTTCGAACTCGATAGGGATGGGCGGCTTGACTCTGAAGCTTGTAAACTTATGACCCTTCCAGTAGGCCAGTTCTACCATGCGGCACGGACCGAAGCCGGTCGTCTCTGTGTCGAGAAAGATATATTCCATATACCTAGTATACCCCCTATAGGTTATCCACACCTAGATTATTGCATCCGTACCTAGAGGGAGTATATTACTTATATGCAAACAAACACATTCGTTCAGACGGTTCTCGCAGTATTAACAATAGTGGGCTTGTTCGCTGTCATCTCGGTCGCCATGGGCTATTCGATTGAGAAGAGCGCGGAGATCGAGTGCGAGACGTGGGCCAAGTATGCGAAGCAGTATCCGCTTTTCTACCTCACGCCGACACAGAAGGCACAGTGCGATCATTACGATGTGCAGATAGACGCGGAGGTCCGCTAGAGAGTATGAAGCTCTACGAGATACCAAAGGGCTCGAAGATTCTCCTGACGGTCGTCGAGCCGAAGAAGGGAGGCAGCAAGCAGATGTGTACTTTCCGCCATTGCGACGGCATGTACTCGCTCATCATCACGCCGCACGGCGACGCGGTACACCTCGGCCGGAATACGGAAGTGGTACTTGTCGGCGATCATTACGAGGTAGCTCCGAACGTATGAAGAAGATATTCCAGCTCCTGATCGACACTCGTACCGGCACGCATGTCGTGAACTTCGATCCGAAGAAGCCTATCGTAGAAATGGAAGTAGGCGATGTCATGCCTTGGTTTCGGCAGGGCGATGCAGTCTATAACCCCCGCTATGTCATTTCGAAGGTCTTCTTCGCAGAGGATGCGCGCGTAAACGGAGAGCCTGTATGAGCCTTAAATCTGATGCTTGGGGCAAGGTCTGTGCAGTCTGCGGCCATACCCAGTATGTTCATGCCGGAGAGAAACACGAACACGCTTGCAATGCTTACACCTGCAAACGTGATAAGAAGTGTGCTGCGTTTATAACAGCAAAGATATGACCCAGGACCGCGCACTAGAGATTCTGAAGTCCGGCGTGAATGTCTTCCTGACAGGAGAGCCAGGAGCCGGTAAGACGCATACCGTGAATCGATTCGTCGAGTGGATGCGCATGCAGGGCAGAGGCTACGCGATTACGGCATCGACGGGTATCGCCGCGACGCACATCGGAGGGACTACGATTCATTCGTGGGCCGGTATGGGAATCAAGCGCAAGATCAGCGAGAACGCTATCGCGACGCTTCAGTCGAACGAGTTCACGATGCGTCGCATATGCTCGCCTCGCGTCCTCATAATCGACGAGATATCCATGCTCGATGCGACGTTCATCGACAATCTCGATTATGTCCTTCAGGAGGTCCGTCAGAGCCCGCTTCCTTTCGGCGGCATGCAGGTCATATTCGTCGGCGACTTCTTCCAGCTACCCCCTGTGGTAAAGGAGGGAGAGATGCGCTTCGCATTCGAATCGGATTCATGGAAGGCGGCTGCGCCGCAGGTCTGCTACCTCACAGAACAGCACAGGCAGAGCGACGGGGAATTCCTCGACATCCTCTCCTCGATGCGTGCCGGGACGATCACAGAAGCGCACAAGGCAAGGCTCGCGAAGGCTATCAAGGAGCCAGAGGATCAGCCTGAGACGTGCCTGTTCACGCATAACGTCGACGTAGACCGCGTGAACGAAGTCGAGCTAGGACGTATCGAAGGGGAAGCACATTCATTCCGTATGGAATCGGGCGGCGTTCCCTTCCTGGTCGAGCGTCTAAAGAGTAGCTGCCTTGCGCCTGAGACCCTGATGCTGAAGGTCGGCGCGACCGTCATGTTCGTCCGCAATAATTTCGATGAGGGGTATGTGAACGGTACGATCGGCCACGTCGTCGGATTCGATGGCTTCGGCTACCCTGTCGTCGAGACGAAGGACGGTCGCCGTATCGTTCCTGAGATGGCTGAGTGGAAGATCGAGGAGCATGGCCGGAGCGTCGCTCACATCCGTCAGATTCCCCTTCGCTTGGCTTGGGCTATCACGGTTCACAAGAGCCAGGGAATGAGCCTCGACGCAGCCTCCGTGGACCTCTCACGGGCGTTCGAGTGCGGTCAGGGCTATGTAGCCATCAGCCGCGTCAGGACGCTCGAAGGGCTGCACCTCGAAGGCATCAATGAGAAGGCGTTCGAGATGCATCCGAAGGTCGTCGAGATGGACAAGATATTCAGAGAGACCGGCGTATGACGGAAGAAATGCTCATGGTAGATAGCATACGGGAGACGGTTGTGAAGGCGGGTATCGATATTCTCTGTCATTGCGGAGCATGTGAGGCAGATGATTTCTTTATCTGTCGTCCTATAGGTCTTGCCGATATCCTTCAGACGATCCAGAAGCACATCAATAAGGGTCTTATTAGCCCAGGTCTAAAGAGCCTGACTGAGCAACAAGGAGTGCTTACGCTTCTTGAAATGTGGGATATGACGATTGTTCCTTATGACAAGCAGTCGAAATATGTCATTGCTCGTATCGACAGCATACTTTCATGAGCCACCTCCGCATTCAATTCATGACCGGCGAAGGCATGCAGGACATGCCGCCTGAAGCATTCGCACAGGCATTCGAGGACTTCATGCTTGCTCGATATTTTCAGGACCCGGATTCGCTCGATTCGAGGGCGAAGGCTCGCAACCTGCGGAATCATATGTATCGCTTCATCACGGAGCCGATACGGGTCCGCACGGAACTCGATGCGCCGCAGGAGTTCGTCTATATGGGCAAGGACGACCTGATACAGCTTCATCAGGACCTGACCATGTTCGAGACCTATATCGTGAAGCGTTGCTCGATCAAGCGTCAGAAGAACACCGACACATTAGAAGCGATCTCCCGAACACAGGAGGAGATCGAGACCGTAGTAAGAGAACTATCATGATGAAAGGATTCACAGTATCGATGCCGATCGCACGAAAGCTGAAGGCTCTCGGCTTCCCGCAGGATACCTACTTAAAATGGGTGGGTAAGGACGTGTGGGACCAGGGCACTATCAGTGAATACCAGACACCTGCGACTCCTCCTGAGTCGACCTGGCTTGCGGCCTATACCGCTCCCGAGCTCGGCCCCTTCCTCATCAAGGCTGAAAAGCAGATGGGCGGGAAGCTGATGAACGATAAGATGGTAAAGCATCTCGTCGGCATCGCTGAGTTCAAGGACGAAGCGGCGAACCGCGCTAAATTACTCATCTATCTCATCGAGAATAAACTGATTACCCTATGAGCCGCATCAAACTGAGTTCCGATATCTCCGTCGATCTCGACAAGCTCGTCGAGAGCCGCATGCTCGTGCAGGCGAACTCGGGCGGCGGTAAGTCATGGGCGTTGCGTCGGTTCATCGAGCAGACCTTCGGCAAGAAGCAGATCATCATCATCGACCCTGAAGGGGAGTTCGGGAACATGCGCACGGAATACGACTTCGTGTATATCGGCGAGGGAGGCGACGCACCTGCGGAACCCCGCTCGGCCGCGCTCCTTGCTCGCAGACTCTTAGAGACGAAGGCGAACGCTATCATCGACATCTATGAGCTAGGCAGCAAGCGCGGCGACTTCGTGAAGGCATTCTTCGAAGCCTGCGTGAACATGCCGAAGGAGCTATGGATGGACTGTTTCTTCATTCTCGACGAGGCGCACAAGTTCGCGCCAGAGAAAGGCCAGGGCGAGAGCGTTGCGCTGACTGCCGTCATCGACATGGCCTCGCTCGGCCGGAAGCGCGGCTATTGCCTTGTGCCTGCGACACAGCGACCCTCGAAGCTTTCGAAGGACGTGGTAGCCGAGTGCAATAACAAGCTGATCGGCCGCGCGTCCCTCGACATCGATCGCGAGCGTTCGGCGAAGGAACTTGGCTTCCGTAGCAAAGAAGACATCCTCTCGTTGCGCGACCTCGCGCCGGGGGAGTTCTATGTCTTCGGACCGGCTATCAGCAACGAGGTCGTGAAGACGAGCATCGGAGATGTCAGCGTCAAGCCGCCGAAGCGCGGCACGGGCCGCTCTGTGAAGATTGCTCCTCCAACGGCCAAGGTAAAGGCTATTCTGGCGAAGCTTGCTGATCTGCCGCAGGAGGCAGCGAAAGAAGCCTCTACCGTCGCGGAGCTGAAGGCCGAGATACGGTCCCTGAAGCTCCATAAGTGCCCTGTGGCGAGCGGTAAGGCTGAAGTGGACCCATCCATCACAGAGAAGGCCATCGCGAAGGCAGTTTCGGCACGAGATGCCGAATGGAAGCCGCAGGTAGACGTAGCGAATCGGGAAATCAAACGGTTGTCCGGTGTCATCCATTCTGTCGCCAAGATCGTCGGCGCAGAAGAAACTTCACTGGTGGTTGCGGGACCTGAATTTATGAAGCCTTTCATCGTAAAAGATTCGAAAGTACTTCGAGACGTTGTGAAAGATATGAAGCCAGGGGTAATCGTTCAGATGAACGAGGACGCTAGTCCGTTCGAACTTACGAGCGCAGAGCAAAAGATACTCGATGCCGTCGCCTTCTTCGAGGATATAGGAGTGCCGGAGCCAGAGAAGGCAGCGGTCGCGGCAGTCGCAGGATTCCGGCCGACATCGGGACACTTCAAGAATTCCTGCGGGGGTCTCCGTTCTAAGGCTCTCGTCGAATATCCTGCGGGGAATATCACACTGACCGAAGCGGGACGTTCATTCGTCGTGCATGCAGATACCATCATCTCGAATGATGATCTGCATCAGAGAATTATGCAGAGGCTCGACGGCGCACAGAGGCGTATCCTCGAACCGCTTCTTCTTCGGTATCCTGAGTCGTTATCGAGCGAAGACCTCGCTATCGAAGCAGGCTTTCAGATGACCTCCGGTCATTTCAAGAACACGCGCGGGAGCCTGAAGACCTACGGACTCATCGAGTACCCTGCGCCCGGCATCGCACGCGCACGGTCTATCCTATTCCCGTTCGGATAAAAAGAACCCGCGCCAGGTATGTTCGGCGCGGGTAGACTAGAGACCACCTCCCCTCTTAAATGAATTGTGCTTCGTGCGGCTGTTCCGCCAACGGGAGCGAACGCTGTGTCCGTTCCTCGATAGGCAGGGCCATGGGAAGCCTCGGTTGAATGGAAATCGTGCGCGTCCCGCAGGAGCATTCACGATCAGACGACGGTGTTCCGCAGCGCGGGCATTGGTACATTTCATTTCTCCTCACTCCTCTTGCATTATACTTCTCGCTCTGTTCACAAGCGGGGTTATGCACTGTTATACTTCAAGTGCGGGCAGCCATAGGTCCGTGGTATGCAGAAAGCACCGTCGTCTTCTACGGTGCTTTCTGTTTTAGGAGGTCTAAGCCTCGGGCCGCATAGTCGCAGGAATTGTAATAGACGTTCGCGTCATTCCATCCCTCGTAGCAGTCTTTCGTATCAGGACCCCAGCCGTCGCCCTTGCCCTGGTTCCATTCAAGGAATATCCATCGCTCGCTTTTCCCTTCAGCGAGCCATTTTCGTATCATCTCGACGGTAATGTACCGTTCATTCTCGCGTGTCTGTGTGAGGACCTTCCCGACGATCTGCGTCGAGTAGGCATTCCAGGTACGTGCTTGGTACTGGTAGCAGCCGTATTCTCCTGAATCTCCGTGAAGGGAATCGCATCTGCCTTCAATCTCGTAGATGACATCTGCGACGACTTCTGCACGGTCGACCTCCGGTATCTCTGCGGCCATTACGACCGGCGCGACATACGGGGTCTTCTGTGGTTCCTGCGGAGCGACAAACAGGAACGATAGAAGGATTGCAAATATAGGCTTAGTATCCGCGCTTCGTCGCTACCCAGCGAACGAACGCGAGACCTGCGCCATAGAGCGTCCACATGAGACCTCCGAGAGTACCGAGCTGAGTGCCGAGTGCGACCACATCTGTCGGAGTAAGGATGATATTGAAGACTCGTGATGCTGCGAAGATGATGATCGCAGAAGCAGCGAATACGACGCCCTTGATGCGGTTCGACACCTCATCCGGGGTTAGAGGATTCGATGACGCCGCCCATCCTGCAAGTCGTGAATTGTTCATAGGTACAGTATATCGTAAGGAATAAGTGGGTCTAGGGATTATCCACGGACGCGGAAATAGCGAGTCTTGAAGCCGCGCTGTACCTCGAAAAAGGCTTTCCATGCGGCGTTCGTATAGTGCGCGGACCACTTGCCGTTCTCGCTATTGTTCGACATGGTTTCCGTGAAGCCACGGATGCCGACATGCCCGTTGGCGTTTCCCTTGGTCGATGTGCCGGAAGCGTTCATGACGATATCGCCCGGAAGCACGTCCTTCTCCGCGATCTCCGTGAATCGCTCAGGCGAGGACTTCAGGACCTTGAACATCTCGGCCGTCGATGCGCCTCCGCCTATCGGCCGACCGAAGCATGCCGTGTAGACGTTATTCAGGGCCGACGCGCAGCCGAAGGATATCGGCACGGACTTGTCGACCTGCGAGGTTCCGAGTAGAGACTTTGCTTTTGCATAGAGCTTTTCACGATTGCTAGGCATAGGCGCGGGAGGATTAGGGATAACGGGAGTCGGCATCGATGGCGGAGCCACAGGAGGAGCCTCGATGACAGGGACCGGCGTGTTCGTCTTCAGGAGCGCGTCGGTCAGCTTCTTAATCGCATCGGTCGCCCACTTGATGAGACGAGATAGATAGTCCTGCTGCGAAGGCGCGAGACCTGATTCGTTGCGCTTCAGGAAGTAGACCTTCGCGAAGCCGAAGTCATAGTCCTGCGCGAGCTTCTTGTCGAAAGGATCGTACTGATCACGAATGCGCGGATAGCCGTCCTTGTCGTAGCGAGGAAGCCATACCCAGTGCGTATCCTGCGCTCCTGGCTGCTTCGTGTAGACGTTGCCGGTCTTTTCCCAGGCACGCACAGAGACGGCCACTGTACCGCGCCTGAGAGCCGCCTGAAGCCGCTCCCGCTTCTGTGTCGGAGTAAGTCCTGAACCGGGCGTGATGACCCATTCCTGGCCGATGACGAACTTCCTGAGGAGACTTTCTCCGAGGTTCATGCGCTCCTGGTCCATCGGCTTCGGAGCGTAGTATTCGCTCCACGTGTCCTCGTCCTTCCATGGAAGGTTATCTTCCTCGATGAGACCCGAGACCGTGCGAATGATCTCGATGACATCATGCGGATCATTGCCGCTCGGAGTCGTGCCGGTCATGACGCCGGTATATCGTTCGGAGCTGTTCTTCACGAAATCGTCGAACTTCAGGAACTTGGCGAGCGCGAGGAGTGCGTTGCTCGTGCCGAAATTCGAGCAGTTCATCGTCTCGAATCCGTTCCTGCGCTGAAGCTCTTTCTTCGGGTCGAAGTCCGACCAGTCGCCGTCCGGCTTTAAATCGCCTGCGCCGAAGCGACGCGACGCCTTTCCTTCGCCCATCTTCCAGTGATCCGGCTGCGCAGGCTTTACCTGAAGACCATAGTGCTGAATCATACCTTTGTCTCGTTATTGATAACGGTAGGAGAATCGCCGACCTGATCGCGATTAGTCTCAGGAGTATAGAACTCCTTGCTTGGCGCGCCCTGCTTCAGAATGCGCTCGATGCCGAGCTGTATGCGGGTCAGGGCCCATGATACGGCATCGAACTCGTACACGTCGCGCTTCAGGTATATCGAATGGATGTTCCCGAGAATGCTGTATGCATGCGAGAGGATGAGAATAGAGAGCGCGGCAGTCGCGATGTAATGCAGATCGAGACCGATACCTTTGCCGGTGTGCGCGATCACGAGCGGAATCAAGAGGATGCTCATCTTCGATACGAGGCCCGACACGAGACGATATGACTTTATGGCGCGGCCGCCATGAACGACAGCGACGCGTGTGATGCCGAGGATGGTATCGGCGAGCATGAATACAGCGAGGATGCTGAAGTTATCGAGCGATATGCCTAGAAAGACCGCTCCTATATACGAGGAGTTCTTCAGGATCGCCCACAAGGTCAGAGGTTCGTGTGTAGCCATGAGTTCTATTCGAAGAATACTACGTCTGAGGTTATAGATGCTGGCGAAGAAGCGGTATAGTGAACAGTTATTCGCACGGCATCTACACGTCCTTGATCTGCTGAACCGAAAGGTCCGTCAGAAAAGGTGGACCTTTTAACCTCGACGATGATTCCGTCGATTGTTGCTCCGGCAGGAATACTGAATCCGAAGTTTGTCGTCTTCAGATAATTACTCAGTCCTCCTCCGTATGGGTCTTCGCCAGATATTGCAAAGCCGAACGTGCTGTCGTTTATATCTGTAGCAGTCCACGTCTCCCCCCATTTATCAGAGGCCGTTCCAAAGGTCGCGTACGCCGCCGTATTCGGCCAGTATGCACCGGCTGATTTGTTCGTAGCACCTATTACTCCGCCCTTCACGATGCGGATATTCTTGTCGTATGAGCCGTCGTGATAGTCGATACCCCATGTCGCGTTCGTGCCGTTGTCGGTCAGGGCGTTGGTAGGATTCGTCCACGCAACAGAGCCAGTGCCGGTATCATTTACTGCGGTCCCTGGATAAAGCGCACCTTGACTTGCAGCTTCTGCGATCGCTGGCCCTCCCGAAAGGAAGGATACGCTTGCGATAAGGACGAGTACTGCGGCTCCGATGAATAGGTATTTTTTCATAGATTAATCAGCATCAGTGGTACGACGCACAGTACACGATATTCTCGTTGGCGAGGATGCTGGTGTGCCGATGTCGACATACCGCTTCTCATTCGCTGTGAAGGTGTTATTGGTCGTCAGAGGGACCGTGCCCACGGTCGTCGAAGCGTTGAACAGGTTCATGCGGTTCGTGCCGTCATAGAAGGATACGTTCAGCGTACCCGTATCAGTGAAGCAGGATGCGCTTACCCAGGTCTGCGCGGAACCGGCCGGGCCGAGCGCGATAGTCGTCGTACCTGTGGTCCATGCGGTCGATGTCGCATAACTGAATGAGGATTCGATCGTTGGGGAGAGCACGCGGGTCGCGCCGCCAGAGAAGAATTTGAACTGGTTCGAGGTCGTGTCGATACCGATCTCGCCTTCGATAGAAGGAGTGAAGGAGGCGGAGATGCCGGAGATCACAGCGCGAGCGAAGCGTCCGATGCCGGACCAGAATGTATCAGTACCGGATACCGCTGTCGTCGAGGCAAGGTCTACTGTCAGCTTGTTGATCGAGGGGTCATAGAGGAACGCTGCTTCGCTTGCAAGCGTGTCGGCCGCTGTCGTGTAGAGCATGTGATTCGTGCCGCCGAAGGTCGTCAGGCCCGTACCGCCGCGCGCTACGGAGAGCGTGCCGGTTGTGCCCGCGATGATCGGAAGCCCGGTCGCATCCACAAGGTTGAAGGCAGGGGTCGCATCCGTGCCGCCGAGGGAGAGCGATACGCCGCCATAAGAGACAGTAGAGTTCGCAAGGTCGGTGTTTGCGACCGTCGCGCACGTCGCGACGCCAAGAGCGGAGATAGACCGCACGAACTGATTCGTACAGGATGTGCCGGTGTATTCAGCAAGGACACCGCTGCCGTTCGTTATGAGGAGCGCAGACGTGAGAGGTGTGAGTGTCAGACCGGCGAAGGTCGGTGTCGATGCCTGGAGCACGTTTTGGTCCATGTCATAGAGCTCGTTTGCTCCTTGGCCGGTATCAAGCGTCGCGACCGTGAGCGCAGCGAATGTAGGGTTCGATGCGGTCGTCAGGTTCTGCCCGGTGTTGAAGGCGAGCTCGGTATCAGTGATGCCATCTGCCGTAATGCTTATGGTGTTCGTCGAGCGCGACAGTGGAGAGGAGAAGGTAAGGGCACTCTCCTTTGCATTCCAAGTCGAGGCGGATGCAATGTAGCTATCAGCAATGGCTGTACCCTGCCATGTTCCTGTTTTTACAGTTCCAGCAATAGAAAGATGACCACTCAGGTAAGTATCAGTCGCCGCAAAACGAAGTGCTGCCATGTCAAGACCGTTGTATCCCGAGATATTCATGTTAGCCACACCCGTACCAGCAGCATTGCCGCTTTGCAAGTATGTCTCGCCGGCATATCCTCCGTAGTAGAATCCTGCTTGGTCGTTCTTGCTATAGAAGAAGAAAACATCGCTTCCTCCGTCTACAGTCAATTTATAAGGAGCTGTTGTCGTACCGATACTCACACTACCCGACGTAGTAAGGCCCGCAAACGTCGGTGATGATGCTGTAGTGAGGTTCTGGCCAGTGTTGAAAGCGAGCTGGGTATCGCCGATACCATCCGCTGTGATGCTTATCGCGTTCGATGAGATGGAGAGCGGAGCGGAGGCGCTCGTGATGCGAGCAGTGTATGCTGCCGCCCATTCAGTCGTGCTTGCGATCAGAGGAATAACGTATCCGGCTGCGGGACCGAGCGTCCATGTATGTACGTTGCCGGACGAAGTGATGGTCTGTGAGAGACCGCCCGAAGTCGATGTTGCGAAGGTCTGCGAGCTACCCGTCATACCGTTCAAAGATGTCAGACCACCGGAGCCGGAGCCACAGGCAACCCCCGTGGATGAGATCACACCTGCCGTTGCTTCGACGCAACCGGAAAGACCGCTTACAGTCAGTCCAGCGAAAGTCGGAGAAGATGCGGTCGTGAGATTCTGTCCGGTATTGAATGCAAGTTGCGTGTCAGTTATGCCGTCAGCCGTGATACTGACAGTGTTCACAGAGCGGGAAAGTGGGGATGAGAATGTCAGAGGATTCTCATAATCGCTTCCTGCCGTAGCCGCCGATAGAACGCCTGACGTTCCCTTGATAAGTCCCGTGAGACTTCCTACGACAACGCTCCCCGCTGGCTGAAGTGAGATGTTGCCGGATGAGGTGGTAGCGATGAGCGCGGAGCCATTCCACTGAATAGCAGCGTTCTGCGACTCTCCGAATTCCATGGCGATGCTGTCAGCATCGATACGTGTGAGTCCGGTAGCGTAAGCCTGAAAGTTTGCAGATGCCTGCGTTCCTGTACCGAGCCAGAGGTCATCGCCTGAACCAGTAGTCCATATGTCGGACGCGCTCGATATAGTACCTATGAACGCTGCTGCACCGGCACTCGTAATAGTGAGCATGTTCGAGAACGCTGCGCCTGCGACGGAGCTTGCGAGGGTCCATGTGCCGGTCGGTGCGGTCGAGCCCTGTACTGGAAGGACGTAGGCTTTGATAGCAACAGGTACAGAAGCGAGTGGCGTAGTTGCCCAGCCTTTTCCTTCCCATGAGACGCCCGGAGACACCTGCTGCAAGCCTGAGGCTGCTGCGGTGCTGTTATCGAGTACGAGACCGTCATTCTTAGAGACTGTAGTGCCGATATTATTATCTGTGATATTCAGGTTCGCGCTTGGCGTCGTCGTGCCGATACCGACACCGCCTCCCGTGTACACGAGGTCGCTTCCCGTATTCGTCCAGTAATTGATACCGGACTGGAGAGTCGCAAGCGAATTATAGAAATTCCCGAATAGATCGAGTGCGGTAGACACAGAGAGCTTCGGGAAGGTCGAGGTCGCGGTCGAAGACGTTCCTGTGAAATAGCTTCCCTTGATCTGCGCGCCCCACTGAGACTGAAGCGGCTGAAGGATTCCTCCTGCGTAATCCCAGGTCGTCGCGGCTGCGAACGCTGGAAGTGGAGCGAATGCGAGGAACGTGATGAACCCAAGGATGTAATTCTTCATATGATTAGAGTATCACGCGGATAGTCGCGCTCGGTGGGATATCCATAGTAATTTGAAGGGCAGCATACGAGTATCCCTGTCCTTCGAAATAGGTCGTGCCGTCCGCGACGACCCACTTCGGCCGCGCGGACACAGTGAAGACCGTGTTCACAGCATCGGGCGATTCAGGAGGAGTCTCGACTGTCGTTCCGCTTCCGGTAGCTTCGAAGCTCATGGTCGGCTGTCCGTTCACATAGGAGAATGCGATCGACATGCCCGAACCTGCGGCGAAGTTCAAGGACTGAATGAGTCCCTTCTTCACGCCATCGATAAAGACATACAGACCGCGCGGTCCTCCGCCCACGGATACGGTCTTTCCTTCTGACTTCGCCTTATTGATGAGTTCTTCGAGGCCGCGTATCGCGGACACATCAAGACGCTCATCCCCTTCGAGAAGTTCGAGCTTATTGCGGATTTCCTCAGCCATCTCTGGCGCGGTCATGCGGCCTTCAAGTGCTTCGAGCTTTTCATGAAGCTCTGTCGCATCGAACTCCTTCGGCATCTTAGGAATCATCCCGCGCAGGCGGCGCAGGTCCTTCTTCACGGTATCGACGACCCGAGTAAGCTCCTTCTTCGTAGCAGCTTCGGAACCCTTCGCCTTCGTATCAAGCGACTTCTCAGCGGCCTTCAGGCGCGTCAGGAGATCGTTCAGTGCGCCGCGTGTCGCTTCGACATGCTCGCTCTGACTGTTCGAAAGTGCCTTCTTCGTATCACGGACCATCTCTGTGAAAGCATCGACGAGTTCTCTCACGTCCTCATACGTCGCAAGACCCTCGAACATTGCTTCGAGCATTGCATTGTATCGGTCTTGCGGTTTCTTCATAGGTATGGTATAGGGATTATATGAACCGACCACGATTATCGTTCACAGACGGGGCATTCCTGGTCCTCGGACTAGTATTCTTCCCTGTCGCGCTGATCGTCATAGTGCCTGTCATAGTGTACCTCGCCTTGCAGCCTAAAAAGCTTAGGGCTTAGGTTCCTCGTTGATAATCCTCTTGGCCTTCCCGATCGGGTCCTTCGCCTTGTCGAGAAGCTTGTCGACTGCCTTTCCTACGAATCCCATAGGAGTGATGGACCCCGTGCGGATGACTTCTTCAAGGAGCGATGCCTGACGCGCGTCGCCGATGGATTCCATGGCGAATTTCGCGAGTGTCGCTTCCTCTACGAGGTCGATGCCGGTCAACTTCTTGATGTCGGCAAAGAGACGGCGTGGAGCTTCGCCTGAAGGACTGAATAGAGCCTTCATGAGCGTACCGCCGCGCACGCCCTCCTGACCGAGTGCCTTGTTCAGCTTGTCGAAGGTATCGACGTAGTACGCATACTTCGCGTTCGCCTTCGTGTACTGCTCGCCGCCGATCTTCTTCACGGCATTGTTCAGCTTGCCGGTCATCTGCTTCAGTACCGCCTCGACCTGACCGTTCACAGGAACCGCAGTCAGCGTCTTGCGCTTGTAGAGGATGTCCTGAAGGGCATCGACCGTATCGTCGACCTGACGAACCGTAGGAGACTTGCCGAGCTTCGCGAGCGTGCGATACGCATCCGCCATCATCTTATTGTCTGCGGGGTCGAATGCGACCTTCGACTGGCGGCCGGGCGCGTTCTCGATGACGAGCTTTCCGTCCTTCTTGACGAGGTTCACGCCGACACGCTCGCGGAACAGGTCGCGCATCTCCGCGCGGACGGCCGCGACGTTCTTCACGGTCTTATCGCCGACCGCGCCAAGTGCCTCGTTCTTCAACTGTGCTTGCTTGGTCATCTTGTTCTTGATGACATTCAGAGCCTCGCTACCTCGCTCGCCCGCCTTCACAAGGGGGGTAGGCTTGCTGTAATCGACGGCTGCGGTCTTCGCAACCTTCACGTAGTCGTCAAGCTTCGCAGTCTTGTCGACTGCGGCTGCGCGGATACTCTCGATCGGCACGTTCTTCAGCTTGTCCTTCGGAATGAGCTTCGTCGGGTTCAGCACTGACATCGTAGGAGCATCGATAGGAGTGATGACATCGGCAAGTGCGCCAGGAGCGGAAGGAGCTGTGCCGGGCTTAGGCAACGCACCCTTGATATCGTCTACCGCACCGACGATAGCATTCTTGCCCTTTGCAGCGAGCGCATCCGCAGCCTTCGCAGGAGCAGCTACAGAAAGAACGTCTGAAGCTACTTCGCCCACGGCTGCTGTCGTACCGAGCACTTCTTCGAGTGCACCTTCAGGCTTCTCAGCAAGCTTCTCGATCACAGGAGTGCGGGATAGGGGGTCGACCACCTTCTCCTGCACCTGCTTTCCGAAGAACGAACCGAGCGCAGAGAGCGCATTGCGAACCGGCTCAGGAAGTGCAGCCATCGCAAGTTCAGGGACCGCGCTCGCGACCTCTGCGGCCGCTTCTGCGCCCTTGCGGACGGGACCGCCCGGTGTCTCTCCTTCTTCCTGCACACCGTCTACCTTCTGCGCTGCGTTTGCGCCGCGACGAGTGATGATCTCGTTCGCACGATCGAGGAAGCCTGGCTCGTCTTCCATGAAGGTGTCTCCTTCGATCTCGCGACGAAGCTGCTCAGGCGTAGCCTTCTGTGAGTTCTGAAGCGGCTTCCCTGCCGTGAATTCCTTGAATGAGAGGATAGCCATAATGTTATGCAATAGTCGAGCTAGATTCCTTCTTCGCCATGAACCTTGTCAGCGCGGCGACGTGCTCCTTTGTGAGCTTGGTACTCGGAGCGATACCGAGAGCCTTCTGCGCCTGCGCGATGTACTGCGCCGTATTGTTCTCGGAAGGAGGAGCGTACTTATTGATAAAGGAATCGAGCGTGTTTCCGCGCGATACATCTAGCGCGACCTGTCGGGAGAGTGCGGCCGCGCCCGCCTCAGGGGATTCGAACTTCGCGAATCCTCCCTCCCCCTTCGTCGCGCCTGGTTGACCGACGAAGCGGAGATTTCCAGGATTATTGTTCACATAGGCGAGGCGAGACTTCGCAGGGATGCTGACACTGACTTCTCCGGCCGCAGCTTCCTCATCAGGAACGCTGACCGTGCCGTCAGGAAGGACCGTTCCGCTTACGCCATTCGCATTGCGAATGGTATCGCCGACCTTGTAGGTATTCCCGTCAGGAGCGACGACCTCGCTGTATCCGTAAGACGAGAGACCGTATGCGCCCATGCGGGTATTGAATCGGTCATTCATGACGCTGATGAAGTTGTCGATCTTCGAAGAAGAACGCTCGCCGAGGAAGAATGCCTGCGAGAAGCGACCAGGAAGGTACTCGTTGTAGAAGTCCTGCTCCTCCTTCGTGAGCGCAGCACCCGTCTGCATGCGAGCGATGTCATCGATGATGGCCTTGCGCACGGTAAGATACTCCGCCTCCGTGTTATCGCCTCCGAGAGCATCGACCACGCCGCCGAACACCTTCGACAGCGAACCGCCGACGAGACCCTGACTGCGCTGCGCATCGAGTGCCTTCAGACGCTTCGAGTTCTCGATGATGTTCTGAAGCGCGCCGAAGTCGGACTGCTCCGCCTGACCGACTGTCGTCGACTTTACGCCTGTCTGTGCATCGACGATTGTTCCCTTCGGCTTCGGTATCTGCTTCGCGAGTTCTGCGATGCGGCCGAACTGCGCACCCTTCACGCCAGTAGGAATCTGGCCAGTCGAAGCGTACTGCGCGGCATACGCCATGTCCTCGGGCGATCCTGCGCCTGCGGGCGCGACGTAAGAACCTCCGAGAGCGAGCGCATCGTCGATAGACGTTGCTGAAAGCATGCTCTGTACGGTAGACATCGGCGCACCGAGTTCGAGAGCCTTCAAAGCGAATTCCTTGACGGTCTTCAGTTCGCTCTCGCGGGAACTGAATTCCTCCTCGCGCTCGTTCTGTGCAGTCTCGAAGGCACGCTGCTCTGCGGTCGTGAACAGGTCCTTGTTATCTTCATAGTTCACACGAAGGGCATCGATCTTCGCTTTGTCCTTTTCGAGCTGTACTGCGACAGCACGGTCAGCAACAGCTTTCGCGCTGTCGTACTTTCCGAGACGACCGAGCTGGATGATCGTGAGGTCCGCTTCCTTCGCGATAGACTCGCGCTCGATGTTGTCCTTGATATCGCTCAGTGCCCCGCGAAGGCGTCCTTCCGGGTTCTTCTCTAAGGCTTCGAGCTTACGGCGACGCGAATTCTGTTCTTCGAGAATCTGCTGATTGATCTCCTTCAGCTCTCCCTCTGTCTCATCCACGCCTCCCTTCACGCTATACGCCTCATCTTCGAGCTGCGTCTTTCCTTTCGTCTCAGTCGACGCCTTCAGGTATTCAGCAAGGGAAGTATTCTTGCCCTTCTCTGCTTCTACGGCGCGAGTACCGAGAGACTTCGAATTGAAGGTCCCGGCTGCGATATCTTCAGCGATGGACTTCGAACGTGTCTCAGTCATCGCAGAAAGACCGGCTGCTTCGGAGAGAGGAGCCGCAGGAGTGATATTGAAGGGCTTCGAATCCTTCAGGTTATTCGAGTTCAGCGTCGTCGAACCCACAGAGGAGGTAGGGGATGGGAGAGGTCCGAAATCTTTCTGATACAGGCGTTCAGCGTCGGCCTGGGAGGTCGTCTTGATCTTCTTATCGCCGACCGCGTATACCTGCTTAGAGAGTGGAGCCATATTGTAAATTTAGCATGAAGATTGCCTAATTTTCCTTGTGAGGCGTGTTTATAAGTTCGTACTCCTCGATCGCGATGCCCCTTCCCCGAAGCTCTATCTTCAACTGTATCCACTTCGAAGGCTTACCGATCTCGAACTCGGTATAGTCCTTGTCGCTCTCTGAAGTGATCTCGGCCGGAGTAAGACGCTCCCAGTTATTGATGACATAGAAAGACGTATCGGCTGCCGCGATATTGCGGATATCTTCATCGATGCTGACGGTATAGGTTCCTCCTGAAAGCTCGATCGCAGATATGTGCGCGAGGTATCCCGAAGCTGCGCCCTTCACGAATTCGACTTCATACTTCCGGCCAGCATCGAACGCGGTCTTTACGGCTGAGAGGTCCGCGAGCGTCGTGAATGTGTTCTCGTCTACCCAGGTCGCCTTCGTAGCATCTACGACGCCGTACACAGGCATATTCACGTCCTCACGAACGCGGTGCTTCACGATTACCTTGTCATGCTCGGTCTTCAATCCGCGAGCCTTCACATAGACCTTCATCCATAGCTCTGTGATCTTAGGCGCAAACATCTTTTGCGTCATGATCCATCCACGATTCTCGCTGACCTTCAGGTCGGTGTTCATCGTGTCGACATCATCCGCGACAGAGCGCGGATAGATACCTCCTGCACCCATAGCGTATTCGCTAAACAGACTCGTCAGTCCGTTAGGACCAGTCGCCTGAAGCATGCCGCCATAATTCATGATGAGCTGACCGAAGTCAGATTCAGGAAGGAACCGGAATCCGAGCGTGCCGCCTCCGCCTGCTGGCGTCAGCGTGAGTGCGGTCCCTGCGAGCGCATTCGCGCGGGTCGACGCAAGCTTGAACGTCGTCGACGAAAGCTTGATCGTGTAATACAAACCCTCTGCCGTAAGCGTCGAGATACCTCCCGTGATAGCCGAATAGACGACCGGAGTGCCGGTATCAGGCACAGTGGCGGAGACTGTGATGACATCGGCCGTGATTCCTGATTCAGACAGCGACTTCGATACCATCTTCGCTCCCGAAAGGGCCATGCGATGCGAAAGACCGACATCAGGGTCGTAGCACCATACACCGCTAGGCATAGACTGAAGATAGTTTGCTGGTTCCTCATTCGCTGATGCTATCTCTGTCGAGATATTGAACAGTACGGTATCGCCAGCGACGACGACTGACGTGTCATGCGCGATCGCTAGCGTATCATTCACGTCAGCGAGAATCGCGGAGGTATAGAACACAGGGAGAGCAGCGAGGTGTTCGAGACCGCCTTCGCCCCAGCCGAGGAGTTCGCCGATACCCGTAAGCGTGATGAACGTATCCTTGAAGCCGATAACGAAGTGAGCGCGGTTGCTTCCCATCGGATACGAATAGTTCGCAGCGGAAGTCGCCATATCCCAGACGAACATCCATGCCTGCCCGTTCGCTACGTCCCAAGTGATGACTGCGCAGAGGGAGCGATTGTATGCGACGCCGACGACTTCCATCTCGGAAGGGATAGTGAGCTGCGCGAGGCCCGAGACGCTAAATGCCGTGTCGTACTGCTGGACCTTGTTCCCGTTCCCGGCAAGGAGCGTGTTCGCCGCGCGATTCACAGCGAGGGGATGCCTCTTGCCGGACGTGAGAGCAGTACCCGGTGTCTCATCGGTCCATGCTGAACCGTTATAAGTATTGATATCGGCCGCCTCTGCAACCGTCCACTTGTTATTGAACATGACTGCCGAGGAATCGAGCGAAAGGGACGGCTGGTTCGCAAGCCCGTCTTCCGATACAGAAGGAGACTCGTCATTGATGTCGATACTGAACGGATTGTTGTCGCTCGTAATGAGCTTCTGCAAACCTGAAGCCGTGAAGTAGGCAGCATAGGGAATCTCGAAGTCCGCATCATCCGTCGTATCGAACATATTGATCGTGCGAGGCGAGAGCGTCGCATATCCTTCCTTATCGAAGCTGATGTTCTTCGTCGCAAAGAGGTCTAAGCCCTTGTCGGACTTCTGGCTTACCTTCCATCCTTCTAATGGGAATTTCATAGTGTTTATGCGACAGTGGCTACCTTATGAACTTTTCCCTCTATGATCATCGGAATATGACCGTTTATGGTCGGAGTACCAGCCACAGGAGTGAAGGTCTTTATCTGCCTATCAAGAAGCCGCTCGACCTTTCTAAGCTGGCTTTGGAGAGCCTTAATCTCGGCATCTTGCTTACGCTCTTTCTGGTCCTTGTCCATACTACGAATTGATAGTGTGAACGCCCGCGCCCTGGCCGGTAATATCGATCGCGGTCCCCGCATTCGCATTGTTCGCGCTCGTCGCGAGCTTTATCGAGGTCTCAGAGACCTTGATGACGTAGTACGTCGTCGCGAGCGCGAGGCCGGTCGGAAGTGTGCCGGTCGTCGTGAGCGTGATCGCAGTCGCCGTAATCAGCGTGGAGTTCTTCGGAATGCGGATAGTGTTCGCCGACAGATCGACGTTCCGAGGTTCGAATCGAAACTCGGTCGCTCCTGACTTTGCCTGTGTGCTGAAGATGGGCTGTGTCATAGGCTATTTGAAAGGAGTAATGCGAGGCTGCATGATGTTCTTCACATCCTTCTCACGGCGGCCGTAGAAATCGCCCATCTCCTTTTCGAGGCGAAGCATCTCATCGCGAAGACCTGTCGCGATCGGCATACCGTTGCGAGCCGCGTACTTGTATGCGACGCGGACGACAAGGTACTCATGGAAGTCGCCTGCGAAGCCTGGCTTGCGGGTCGTGTCAGCGGTCGTGAAGTAGAATCCTTCACGCGAGACATACGCCATGATTCCTTCGTCGTCCGAATAGTCAGGGATGACATCGAAGAAGATAGCATTCCCCGTCTTGTCGTACACCTGCGGTACGCCTACGGTCCCGAGCCCATCTGTGAAGCTCGACCGGCTGAAAGGACGCGCCGTCTGCACGTCGACTGGCTTCAGCTCCTGATAGACGCCGCCATTCTCCTGCTTTACGAACAGCTTGAATATCTGAAGGATGGTATTGCCCGATCCGTCAGTCGTGAAAGTATAGTCGCGCTGACCAGATACAAGGGGAGTGCGGATGATCGGATGGTCGCCGTGATTATTATCATCCCAGTTCCATCGGCCGTCTGCCTTCAGGATGATGGACCACGCTTTCGCGAGCGCGAGGTTCACGTCTGCCGTGAATCGCTTGAAACGGATCGTATTCCCGGTAATCTTCCCGTCGCCATCGTCGCCGAAAAGTTCGCGCTCGATGCCCTGGATAATTCCGTCCTTATTCGTTGTATCGGAGAAGACGAGAGACATAAATGTATTGTAGGGGCTAGTTCGGAGAAATCATAATGTGCTTTCCCCAAACTAACCCCCGTGAGGGGGTTAGTTTGACTCGCTTACGCGACGTTGATGTCGAACAGAACAGGGACGACCTTCGCCCATGCCTTGAACTTGAAGTCAACGCGGGAGACGATGCCGATACCGGACACCGCACCTCCTGCCGTAGCAGGCTCCTGGTCGATGACGACCTGACCGTAGGTGGCCTTCACGATACCGAGGTGGAACACCTTCTTGATTCCACCGAAGACGTGCCCTGCGGCATGCTTGTTGGAAGAATAGTGCTCGACGCCCATGTACTTGAAGCCCTGGCCGGTTCCATCCTTCAGCGCGCCGTCTGCGGTGCTGAAGCCGTTCGCCTGAACGTATGCTTCGAGGAGCTCGAAGTCGCTGTTGCGCCACATGATGAACATGCCGTTGCGACCTGCGAGGTTCTCTCCGTTCGCATCGCGAATCTCGCGCTTCATGCCGCGAATGATGTCGTCGATGTTCGAAGCCGAGACCGTGATCGCCGAAGTGGACGAGCCGCCTCCGCCGATGTCAGCAGTACCGAAGTTGGTCCACTGAGCATGCTCTGCGAGCATGGCCGTCTCAATGGCCTCGTTCAGGAGTACACCCTGCGAATCAGCGAGCTGCATCTGATTCACATACTCAGACTGCGCGAGGTCGGCGCGGTCGATGAGCTGAGGGAGTATCTTGAACCCGGTAATGTCGACGGTCTCATCCGTGATGACGATGGCCTGATGAGTGTAGGCCGACCCGCGCGTACCGTTCTGCACGGCCGCATCCGTCGAATACGGGTTGTGGAGGACCTTGGTGTTGGTGTACTCCACCTTACACACTTCCTTCCACTTGTTGTTCTCTGCGAGGCGTTCCTGGAGCTTTACAGCCCAGTCTTCGCCGTATACGAGAGTGTTCATGGTTGATTGACAACGCTATTTGTAGATAGCGAGCAAACCGACCACAGAGAGTTGCGAGGTTATCCGCCGACGACAGGGGTCTTCGTGAAGACATCCCTATCCCTCTTAGCCTCGATCTTCGCGTTCACGACCTTCCGACGCAGGTCCTGGTTCTCAGGAGTGTTCGGAGGAAGTTCGCCCTTAGCGACCCAGTACTCGACTGAATCACGCGAGGTCTGAGAAGATCGGCGGGTTCCCTTAGGCATCGCTTCTTTCGTCGCGACACCTTCGCGGAAGTCCTTTAACTCCGCTTGGAAGCGGGGATTCTCGATGACAGCATCGAGGGACTTGCCGGTGTCCTTCATCCATTCCTGGACGAGAGCATGTTCCGACTTGCCCTTGATGCCCTCCGAGTTAAGGAAAGCCCTCTGTGCAAGGTCTAGCTCGCCGGACTTGGTGTCCTTTGAACCCTTGGAAGGAGCTTTAGACTTGCGGTCCTCGGAATACTTGCCCAGGCCATGCTTCTTGTCATGGCGGTCCTGCATCCGTGCAAGTCGCGCACTCTTGGCTTCGGGGGTCTCGGACTTCTTATCGTCGTCCTCGCCGTCTTTCCCTTTGCCCTTGTCGTCTGGATCGGCATCCTCGTCGTCGTCGAGATCAAGGTCGAGATCATCGTCCTCGATAACTTCGTCTTCTCCGCCGTTCTTTTCGTCATCCATAGTTGAATCACTTTCCTATACAGTGAGAGGTCTTTTATACACTTAGCCTATACAGTGAGAGGTTTATAAGACACTTTAGCCGAGGCCGGGAATAGTGAGACCCACACTATCAGGCTTAATCAGCCGGGATAGTCTCGTCGACCGCACACACGACATCGCTGGTATCAAGAGTCGTACACGTGATGTACGCATAGTTATTGATACCAATCACGACGTTCTGTCCGTCAGGCTCCTGAAGATCGACACCTGTACCGGCTGCGATCGTAGTCGTCGTAGCTGCGGCAGTATGCGAATTCTTCACAATGAAATCGAATGTGCCCGGGAACTTAGGATACGCGCCGGTTGAAGTAGCCGGAAGCGAAAGCGTAAGTGCCGCGCTCGTTGACACCGACTCGATATCGATGACCTTGCTGTCGAGCTCATACGCGGAAAGCGTATAGGTCGCAGAAGTGGTCGAAACCGAGGTGTACTTCCCGCTATCTACGAGACCAGCGAGGAAGAACTGCTTGTTGTAGTGCTCAGGGCCTGCGGATGCGCCGGTCTGCGCGCTGTCATTCGCCGGAGCGAAGACGAACACGGAGCCGGTCGCGACCACGAAGGCGATGAGAACCGTCAGAAAGATATGGAATGCTTTCATGGATAAGTGATTATTAATTGTAAATTCATTGTAGCACCGCACTATCCCGTCAATAGGGATATCCCCGCTACTTCTGCGGCTTCACGTTCGCACCGCACCCCTGTCCGCACACGAGCTTCTCCGTATCCTCAGGATCAGTCGTCCCACGTCCCTCATGCGTGCAGCAGCTCGAACACGGAATGCCGTTCACATGGCCCTTCGCGTTGCACTTCTTGCACGTCTTGATGTCGTCTTTGGTCTGCATAGATGGATGAATTATCGCCAGGTAATCGTCGCGTTGCCGTTGTATCCGGCAGGAACTTCGAGCTTGATGCCGTATGCGGCTGCCGCATCGAAGATGTATGTACCTGCGGCTACGCTCGATGCGCTGAATCGCGCAATGACGCGCGAGCTCGAAGTCGCCATCGTCGAAGTAGCATCGTAGAGCGTGAACTGAGCGTATGTCGTCGCAGGAGAAGAACTCGACACGACCACATTACCGAGCGCACCCGGCGCATTCTTTAGCTGCGTCGTCGCTGTGGACGAAGCAAACGAAGAAGTGGTCGTCGTCGCGTAGTCTCCTTCGAGGCTACCGGCATCCGCCACCTGCGGATTACGGAATGCGAAGAAGAGAGACGTGAGAACGAGAGCCACGATGAGGAACGCTGCGAAGAGCGAACCGGCATCTGGCCTTAATGATTTGTTCTGCATAGAGTAATGAATTAAAGCGCGCGGTTAGGCTCCTTGCCCTTCTTCCCGCCGTTCTTGGCTTCGGTCTCAGCATCTGCGACCTCCTTCAGGTCAGAGAGCTTCTTGAAGCCAGTCTCGATGAGACGGATACCGGCCGCCTGCGCGCGGATGTTCTGACCGATATCCTCGTCAGAGATAGGATGCCCGTTTATAAGTGCGGTAAAGACCTGCGTGAGCGCGAAGTTCTTCGAAGCGTCATGCGACTGATCTGCCTTCAAGACACCGTTCTCATAGATGCCTGCGAGCAGGACCTTGCGAACAGCCTCGAACATCTTCACGTTGCCGACGAACTTCTCGATCTGCGACTTCTCCTGATCTGATAGGTAATCCATAGGTAATAGGTATTGGTTATGCTGCTGCGGCTAACTCCCTTTCCGGCACAGGGGTAGGGAGTGAGGACGCACCCTTCGGCGCAGCCTCCTTCTCCTGATCCTCTGTGGCGGTAAAGGAACTGAAGTCGATCGGGTTGAAGCCCGACGCTTCGATGATCTGATTGAACAGGTCGCCCATGCCCTTGTGCTGAAGCACAGAAGGGTCCGCGATGACCGCGCGGAAGATGTTCGTGAGCTTGGCGGCCATCTCTGCAAGGTCCTTCTGCTTGCCGACGATGTTCGTGTCGACATCAATAGGGATATCGCGTAGCTCGTCCTTCATGAGTTCGAGGAACCGCTTCGGCCCTGCCTTCATGAACTCCTCGCGAAGCACCTGGCGGAGCGAATCGGCTCCCTCCTGTGTCATCATCTCGGCCTTCATGCCGGGGAGGAGCATCTTCGCCTTGATGCGGTCATTGATCTCGTTCGTGAGAACCTGGTCAGCAACGTACTGAAGCTCGTCAAGCGATAGCTCATCAAGGAAGGTCTGACCTTCGTTCATCTCATCGACGAGCCACGGGAGAATCCATTCGCGCTCGATCTCCGCCATGAACACAGCGAGCTGACCCTGACGGTACTCGTGCGCTCCGTTGCCTTCCTGGACGATGAGGTCCTGAAGCGCGAACGGTGTGCCGGATGAAGGATTCTTGCCGAGCGAGCCTTCGGACGCAGAACCGATGACCATAGCGCGGGCTTCCCACTCCTTCGTCGCCTGATCGAACTGCGCCTTATTGTATGGCTGAATCGTGAGCTGTGATGCCTCCTTGTCCTCATCGAGTTCCACGATCTCGCCCTTCTGAAGGTCCGTGATGTTATTGCGCTGCGCGAACTTCGGATCGTTCGTCTTGATGATCATCATCGACGCGACATCGAGCATCTCCTTGATCTGAATCTCGGAGTAGTTGACCCAGGTCTGAGGCTCGAATAGCTCCTCGATACCGCCGAATCCGCAGGCGCGGCCGTAGATGCCGTCGCGCTTCTTCGCCATGTAAGGATTCTCCTTCTCCTTGCCCTTGTAGAGGCAGAGGCCCTTCTTCTTCTGGTCGTCGCCAGTGTAGAAGACGACAACATGCATCTGACGCGTGTACTCCTTGTGATCGTACTCAGGCGCAACCCATCCAGCATCTCCCTCGCGCTTGTCGCCATTGTCATGATTCAGCCAGTGCGCAGGAAGGACGCCGTGAAGCTCATAGACCTCGATGTACTGGCCTGGCGTCTCAGCCTTCTTCTCGCCGTCAGTGATGACCGGCTTCTCATTCTTCGACTGATTGATCGCCATCTCGATAACATCGTCGTACCACTTACCCGAGTACTCCATGAGCTGATCGGGCGACATCGGATGCATCTCACAGAGAGGACCGGACAGGATGTCGGTCTGATCGCAGAAGGCGATGCGCTGAAGCGGCACAGTCTCAGGACGCTTCTCGTTCACGTTCTTCGCGAGCCAGAGGCCGTAGTCGACGTATGATTCGACACCCTCATCTATAAAGGTATCGATGGAATACTTGCGTGCCCACTTCGGATGATACTTCTTGACGAGGAAGGACTTGTAATAGTTCTGTCGCTCGTTGACGAAGGGAACGATATCCTTCACATCAAAGCCCTCCGAGCGATACGCTACGCGGAGGACTGGAAGGATGATGTTCTTGAACGGACGATTGCCGTCATCGTTGCCGGTCGAGAACTTCGAGTGCTTATACAGGAAGGACTTCCTGATGTGCTCGAACATATTCCATTCATAGCCGTCCGTGATCGGAACCTTCCGCGTTTTATACGCGGCTTTCTCGGCAATGATGTAATCGAATACGTTCTCTCCGTACATGGGTTATACGTCTAGCGCGAGCCTTACCTGCTTCTCGAACTGCTGGCGAGCGAGGTTCTGACGGAACAGGCGACGAGCCATGTGGACGTTGAAGACACGCTCGAACGTCAGCGTCTTCGCAGGCGTCTTGCCGGAAGCAGCGATAGTACGCTTGGCTTTCACGATGGTCCGCGTGTTCGTGCTGTTCAGTCCTACCTTCTCGAAGACCGAACCGATCTCCTCAGGACCGACCTTGAACTCGAAGACTTCTCCCTTCGTCTCGATGCTGATCTCGACAGCGTTCTTCGCGACAGGAGCCGTGTTCTTCTTGACTGCGACCTTCTTGGCCGGAGCCTTCTTCGCACTTGAAGCCTTCTTAGCGGCAGGCTTCTTCGTTGCCGCGACCTTCTTAGTAGTAGCCATGTATTAAGTGATTATGTTCTTGCAAATAGTGTAGCACCTTTGCGCCACGCAATACCCATTATGAACAGAGTGTGGACATCACAGGGCGGGGTTTGCCTTGGCCTTGCGCACAACGACGCGATGCGAACGTCGCGCAGCGGCGTCCTGAGACTCCTTCGCCGCAGGCTTCAATTCGTACCACATGCGCATCATGAGCATGTCGGCGAGGTCAGGCGAGCGGCCCAGTTCCTCTTTCATCTTCTCCTTCGGTTCGATCGCATACTTGATCTGCTGCCCTGAGTTATCGACCTTCTTTACCGCATCGAGTTCTTCTTCGAGTTCCGATAGGGCCTTCTCCTCCGAGTACCCTTCAATATTCGTCTTGAAGTAGCGCAGCTTGATAGCCATCTCATGCTGATTCACTTTCTCGGCAAGCTGGAAGTAGCACTGTGCGCGGAGGTTCTTGAAGTTCGTCGATATCTTCTTCGTCGTGAAGTGATCGTATATCTCTAGCGGCTTCGTCCCGCCCTGGAATCCCTTTGTGCCTTTAAGCTGGTCGACCACGCCGCCCCCTACACCGTCCTCGTCAGACAGAATGTGTGAGTACGGAATCTTACTTTCTTCCGCCCGGTCCTTAATGTCCTTCGAGGTCGTATCTGTATCCTGCAACGTGCGCACTTCGAGGCCGACAAGCGTCAGATCTTCCCATTCGCCATAGACGATCTTGTCGCCTCCCATGCGAGCGATGTCATTGATGAGGAATTTCTGCGGCTTTATGCGACGACCGCCATCATCGGTCCCTCGGTCTTCGAGCGTGTTATGACGCAGGTCGAGAATCGCATCGTATTCCATGATGCGACGAGGGTCGTCATCGTAATCGAAGTTCCCGTACAGAAGACGCTCGCGAATGGTCTTGTCGCTCGACGTGCGAAGCTTCTCGATGTACTCACTCGGCAGATGCGGGTTGTCGCCGGGCAATGCACGGATGAATTTGCGGTACTTCGGTAGCGTGCCTTCCTTCCACGGCTTGTAGTAATTGCGATAGACGTGTCCCTTGTTCGGGTTGAACGTCTCTAGCCAGAATGCCTTCGCTTTCACAGAGAGGCCATCGACGACGAACTTATTGTGTCGACCGACACGCGTATTCAAAATGTCGCGAGCCTTCTCAGGGGTCTCATTGCTCTCCTCACACCATCCGGCTGTCAGGTTCAAGGAACCGAAGCGCGTGTACTCAGGGTCCTGCGGACTGTTCGCGGTATCGAGCAAGATGATCTCGCTACTATTCGGAAACTTTATGATGTTGTCCTGCGCATTGAACGTGAAATCGCGGTCCTTCTTATAACCTAATTCGTTAAAGATGATGAACAGCTCTGCAAGCGATGTCAGACGAAGCGTCTTCAGCTCCTTACGAGCCACGGCGAAGCGCGCGCCGGGATACATCTCGCAGATAGTGATGGCGAGATACCATCCGAGGCGCGTCTTTCCTCCTCCGGCCGCACCGCCATACCCGACCTCAGTCGATTCTTTATCTTCCCACGCCTCCCATGCGTCAGTCTGCTTAGGCAGGAGATCAATCGT